CCCAACAGTATACGAGCCTGATCACGTACCTCGGCACTAACGACCATTCCAAACATATCAGGATCCAACAGGTTCTTTAGAAATTTATACACGTCTTCATTCATTTAACATATCGCCTTCATACTGACCTACAAACCTTAGATATAATCCAACTTCTCGACCAAACGCTTCTATCTCCCATGGTGAATCGTAATACGAATCCATTTTATCCTGCTTACTTTTCCAGGGTACATTGTTCCATTTTGCAGCTCTACCTTTGTTAAGCAATCTGAGCTCGCCAGTTGCAAATTGTTTGACATGTACCATCTCATGTGCTAGCGTTTGCAGTATACAGGTTTCCTCACTGGGATCCAATTCTATATCAAAATCAGTAGGGGTCTTCATAGGGTAGCATTTAGTAAGACATGCTCCTCTATCTTCTCCCTTTCTTACAAAGATCGATAGGGTCAGTTTGTCCTGCAGCTGTGGATCAATCCCTAGCTTGTCAGCATAGAAATGGGCAGCCTCAGTAATCAACTCCCGCCATTTTAGTGCTACTCTATTCGTATATGTGATATTCAATGGTATATTCCTCTAATTGATGGCGTATTATACTGGATTATTACCAAAAGGTCAACAGATAAATATATGATAGAAATCAATGAGTCGTACTTTCATGTATTATCTTTACTACAATAAGCAAGAGAAACAAGTGGAAATCACGTCTTTCAGTAAAACTGGACGGGGTATCGAGATCCTTGACACCAACGGATCGCTTGAATCTCTTATTGCTCGTTCTACTATGTATATGAGAATATATAGATGCGAACTTGTCAACTATTGTGCTGACGAAGTCAATAAGAGAAAACTTACTGGGATAATAAAAAGAAAGTTTAGAAGAGGACCGCCGTCCGAATATGTGAGAAAAAAGATATCCGAAGCTGTGTCTGGGGAAAGGAATGGTAGGTATGGTGTTGTAGATTCTAAACATGTGCGTAGGTCGAAGTCAGAAAAATTAAAGTTTTATTACAAGTACCACGTTCATGGCAAGTCTAACTACAAAGATTCAGAACAAACGAGAAAACTTAAATCAATTAACAATTGTAACAAGGGTGGTTGGTTCTGGATTCACAATCGCCAAAGTGGCGAAGAAAGAAGATGCTTTCATGATGTCCCTGAGGGGTTTGAAAGGGGCAGATTATATAACTATCTGCAACGTTAGATGCCATACCTTCTTTCAAATTCCGATCTTGCATCTATAAATTTCCATATCCACTCGTCTCTATGTTCAATGAACACCTGGGGCTCTTCGTTGTCAACAGCAATTACAGTAACAAGCTGACTGACCTTTTTCCCAGTTCGTTCTTCAAACATAACAGCATATGCTGCTTCTTGCATGAAGTAGTTTTCAATCCAATCTCTCTTTTTTACTTTGCGAGAAGTTTTGAAATCTATAATCGAAAGTCGTCCATTCCACTCAGCAATGCAGTCTACTGTTCCTGCTACTCGAAGGTAATCAGAATACAGAGGACATTCCTGCATTACCACATTGCTGATAGACTGGTCTAAAAGAGGCTTTATGTTGTTAAACGATTCGATGTTTACAGGCATGTGTCCTGTTAGATAGTTAGCATCGTTGTTGATATAATCTTCGCACAGCTTGTGTACAGCGGTACCTCTTACTGCAGCTTGCGTTGTTATCTTTGTTGCTTCCTCTTCGCCTACTGCCTTTCTCCAGTCAACAATCCCTTCTTTTGCAAATATGCCGGAGACAGTAGTGACGGAAGGGTATTTGTTGCCAGAAGGAGTGAGGTAATACCTTTTACCCCCCTCCTCTACTCTTTTAAGCTTCGATATTTCATACGGTCTAGCGTGAATAAATGTCATAATTTGTCTTATCTGTTATAATATAGCGTATTATACACTGTCCCTATGAAAAAGTCAACAGTTTGTTGATTCATCTTTTGAATCAAAGCAGGTCCATCAATCGATTTGTCGAAATTATATTTCTGCTACAATCTCATAGCTGACCACCTCACGTGCATCCATTGCTACCATTGTCGTACCTGTTCTAAAGAACAAAGGACAGTGGTGCCATATTTTGGCACCATCGTTTCGTACAGAAAGTATTCTATCAATTTCTTCGCGGGCAATTTCCTCGCTGGTTATCATCCTTCCGTTGATAGTTAACTCATCAGCATACGAGAATGTCTGCACTACGTTTTTCTTATCTGTTATTCTTATATACATTAATACCTCCAATTTTGAATTATATCAAGTTTAACGAGCGAACTATTTATAATTAAATTAGTCCCATCTCAATTCTTGCTTCGATCCATTGTTTTACAAAACCACTTCTAACTATATCTTCAATACCAAATTCAACTTTCGAAGCCTTGTGTCCTATTTTACCCCACAATGCAATCAACGTCTGAGCTCCCGAGCAGTCCCATGATTTTGTTAGATCGGTTTGTCTAAAGTCCCCACATATTAAAACACGAGTGTTAGTACCAATTCGTGTCATTATTGTATTTAGTTCGCTGTCTGTCATATTTTGAAACTCGTCAACAATAACAACTGCATTGTCGATTGTTGTTCCCCTTATGTAAGATGTCGATATAAATTCAATCATCCCTTTAGTTTTCAGTATACTGTACCCATCGCCTCTGTTCATTATCTCGGAACAAATGTCATTATAGGGTTGCTCATATACAGCAGTTTTCTCAGCTTCCTTACCTGGAAGAAATCCCATGTCTCTGGATGGTACAGCAGAGCGTATGATTACCACTCTATCTTTGTTGTCAGTACCATTCATAACATCATCGAGTGCAAGGTACATTGAAAGAAATGTCTTACCTGTACCAGCAACACCGTGTAACAATACATTTTCACCTTTGTCATAAAGAGCAAAAACTCTTTTTTGATTTGCTGTCATCGGTGTAACATTTTGTAACTGGAGACTTTGTTTTTGTTTTATCTGAGTTTTCCTCTTGGATCTTCTGTTGAATTTCAGTATATCTTTATCATTCCGAGTGTTATATAAATCTTCAATATAATCGACAGCGAGATTATTCATTGATGCACTCCTAGTTGTTTTTTGTTTGTTCTCTCCATTTTTTAACTGCATTTCTTGTTCCGGATGCAGCTATAGATTTTGAGCCGTAACGGTCTGCTAAATTACTGGCTGGATGGGCTTCAGCAATTCGGGATAGAGTTTCATCCCAGCCACCATCGTTTTTAGGACCACTAGTATAGCGTGTACTAACTAAGCTGGGCGCTTTAGTAATGAGAGTTGTAACATGAGGGTTTTCAGCGAGAAAGGCTTCTCGATCGGCATACGAACAGATCTCGTCCCAGATCTCTTCAGTGGTGGTGTCTTTGAATGTGTATGTTGGCATATTTCTCCTTATGCCCGAGTATTTAGGTATGCGAGAAGTTCATCAAGGAACATTCCACGTATATTTGTAGAAGAAAGAGGATGAACTCTGAGATTGTCAATCCGAGGCAAGATTAGTTTAAACTGAGCTACGTTATTTTTTTTCGCAAACCAGTTTATGTACAAAGATCTCCTTATACCATCTTCCAATGATGTTTTTGTTTTCAACCCGTACGCATTCGTTCCTTCGTATATGTTTGAAACAGCGATATCATTCTGTATAATGAAATCGAATCCAATACAAATGAGTTCTCGGTGACCATGGCGCAATGCCTCAATCATAGCATTCATTCCAGCATTGGATCTCAAACGGGTGAAAGGATTGAACTCGGGATGTTCAAATTGCTCTTCGAATGAAGGGATTATAAATTTTTCTTTGGGAAAATTACTGGCTCGAATTTCCTTTGTAATTTCCTCGTCAATTGCAATTAAGTAATCGGGTTCGAAATCTCTATACAAAGCATTACAACCATATATTTTACCATATGGTCTAAGTTGATTGAGATCGAACCCTTGTCTGGACAAACCGTTACCAATAATAAATGCAGTGCTCATTACTTCCAGCCTTCAGTTCCTTCCGGAAATGTTTCCATAACAAGTTTTTTAGTTATCGATTTGAAAGGTAACTTTTTGTTTTTAGCAGCGACAAGTAGTTTAGCATCACTGGGATCGACAGATTCAAGCATCTCAATAAACATCATTTCTCTGCGCATCGGCTTAACTTGCAGTCCTTCAGGCGTGTTGACCAAGTATTGCAGGCGTCTGTAATCAGCCTTAAGAACTTGCTGTACGTCTGCTTCTCTAGGAGTTGGGTTGTATGGAGGATTAGTTTCTGGCAACAACCACACCCATCCCTCATCCAACGCAAGTTCAAGAACAGTCATCAATGCCTGCACATTGGAATAGCTTCGAAGCATGTCGATTTTTTTCTGCTTGGTATCTTGTTTTTCTACACTTTCTAGCATTTCATAAACACTAAGATTCATTAAAATTCACCTATGTTTGACATTAAGTTGTTAAGTCTCTTTTCTATAAAAAAGTTCAATAATTTACTTCTATCGTTGGTCTTATAGTTATTGTATGTATCCATTACTGCACTTTGAATATCATTTGGTATCATAGAAAGATCTATCAGCTGTCTATTTCGCATCCAATTTCGTTTAAGCTCATCGTCTGTCAACGTCATATACTGAGGAACATAATCGATATCCAAATCTTTCAACGAGTCGATTAACTGTTTTTTCACAGGCTTCTGACGGCCACCATCAACAAAAACACCATCTGGTGAGTTAATATTGGGTATACCATCTCCTCTATCACCTTTTATAATGTGCTCTTTCAAATATATATCTGGATTCTCATGACGTATTAATTTCTTCATCAAAGGACTGTATTGTTTAACATTACGATTAGTATGTAGTTGAATGAAATCTTTATCACTTGACACAATTAATATCGGCTCGTCCGTCATGTTCATGGCGATTGTACCAATGATATCGTCTGCCTCAGCGCCTTCCACATTAATGGTCTTGTAAGGGAACACATCTATCAACTCTTGCCTTACTTTGTCCAAAATACTGAACAACGTAGTCCAGTCAATCCCCGATGATTGTCTGTCTTTTTTACGACCAGCTTTGTAGAAAGGGAATACTTGCTTGCGCCAATACTTTTTATTGTCACAGCAAATTACCAGCTCGCCATATTCATTGGCAAACTTTTGTCTGTAACCTCGTATTGTGTTTAGAATCATATGCCGAAGCATACTTTCTTCGAGAGGAATGTTGGTGTGAGAACCAACCTGCATTAGAAAATTACTAATGACGACTTGATTGAAATCGACGAGAATCATAACGTTGCTCCATATTATAGTATAGTAATTGTACTACTTATTCACCAAAAAGGCAACGGTTTACTCTAAAAGATCGTGAAGTTTATCTTGAATTGTTTGAAGGGGATGCTCAAGATCTAGTTCTCTCAAGATACCAGATTTCAATATTTCCATAGCAAGGATGATATCATTGGTAAGCATATCGCTCTCTATGTCGAAACCTTGAGCATGCAAATTTTCAAATATTACTTCCGTGTATATATCAACATAGTGTTCGGCAAGGTCATGTCGTTCAGCCGCAGAAAGACTCCACGGAGAAGGCGGTGTGATTCTATCGAGAGGAAAGTTGATTATATTTGACATAATTTTATTTATGTCAATCTTCACAAGTGTAATCTTCCTTATGTACCATTCCTGTATCCCGATAGAACACACCTGGTGTCCTTTTTATAAGACCTTCGTGCCTGCCGCTATGATGGTATGATGGTGTTTCACACACATGTCCAACCTTGTTGTTGCGGTTCTCTCCCCAATACATGTCCAACCACACATTGGTTTTGAGATACGTTTCCATATTGTTAATGTAGCACTGAGTCGATATTACTGCTGCTTCTGACGTGGTTACTCCGCGTTTGAAGTCACGTGCTTGCTGAGCCAATATCTCCCTCTGGTGTTTAATGTACTGTCTGACATTTTTATAGCTCCAGGGGTGCTCAGCCTCAAGACCAAGCACATCGGCATGAACATTTTTATATTCCGGAGGATTGTTCTTAAGACGTTTTTCTCTGGCAGCAGCTAGACGCTCTCTTGCTGCCATCTTTTCTTCTTCTGTCTTCACTCTTCGTGTTTTAATCTTCTTAGGCTTTTTTGTTTGCAAGGATTCCACGAATCAGTACCTCCCACTCAGCTACTCTCTTGTCCCAGTTATAGAACGTGTCGATATAATTCTTTTGAACAGCAAACCTTGTCTGCAAGTCTGTACTGTTTTTCTCTACTACTCCGATTACATAGGCAAGAGCGTTAGCAAAGACATTAGCATGAGTATTGACGTCTTCGTGATACTGGTAATCAAACGCAAAGTTTGACGTTGTTTCCGGCAAAGCAGCATAGTTTGGACATACCACAGCACAGCCCGCCGACATAGCCTCTATAGCTGCTATACACGATGTTTCCTGCCATATTGAAGGATATGCAAAGATATGAGCCTTCTTGAGTGCTTCGCGTATCTCACTGTTTGGTTTATATCCATGATATGTCATTTGTGGGTTAGCTTTGATCCGTTCAAACAAATCTTTGTAAGGTTCATCACGCTGCGGCCAGCCATATGCTTCAAAAGAGGAATACACGTCCAGATGAATGTTCTTATAATGCTCTTGCAACGCTTCAAATGCTGGTACAAGTATTTCCAGACCTCGGTGAGGTGTTGTGTGGTATATAAGATTAATTGTACCATTGCGTGGCTTTACATGGTTTGGAATTGGATCGATCGCATTTCGTAGAACGATAGATTCAGAATATGGAACGCGCATAGACAAATTGTATGTACTAAATTGCCAGTTGGAAACGAATACTAATTTGTCAAATCTTTTTCTAAGCTCAGGATCTCGCAAGTGCATTGACTCGGGATCATCAAACAAATCATGTAACCACAGTATTGATGGTCTATCGGGATCGATATCTCTAACCCGCGAACATATAATCTGTACCTTGTCCCTTATGTCAGCAGGCAAACGATCGTACAGACCGTACTTCATTAGCTCGGTACCGCCCATTGCATTCCTCGAGACCTCATCAACCTGAACACCGTTGCTACTTGAACTCAGCGAGAATCCAGCATTATCGTTTACTGCTTGTGCGTCTGTAATACTAAGTACTGTCATTTTCAATTGATCCTATTCACAAATAAAAGAAATAATTTTTGTTCTAATTCACGTGCTTCAATTTCCCATGGTGCACTGTAATAGCTGTCCTCTGTTACTTCTACTACCTTGTTGTGCCAAAGAAGATGGCTGCGAGGAGTGTATCTTTCTTTCAACTCTCCTTTCACATATTGCTTTACATGAACCAATTCGTGGGCAATAGTTTTAATAAATTCGTCCCCTTTAACTTTTTTACCTATCTCTATAATAAACGATCTGGGACTAAGATTACTATATTCGTACTCGCACATGCCACATTCTTCCATGTCAGTACGGACAAAAGATAATTCCAGAACGCTTTGTGTCCTGTAACCTATTAACTTTTGAACGAAGAAAGGAACAGCCTCGTTCAATATTTTTGTTTGTCTTTTGCCAAACCCAGAGCATTCCAGAATCATATTATAACAACTGGCGTAATAGCCATCCACTCGATGTTAATTTGTTAACGAAATTGTTGATCTCCGATTCTTTCAATGTCAATGTTTGAACCGATTCGTTGTTTGTTTCCGTCACAGTGATTACCCCACCTGAGAGGCGAGGTGTTTCAATGCTAATAGTTTTTCCTGTAGCAGGATGATAATACTCGTTCATTTGTTACTCCAATATTCAGCTTGTTTGTAAGAAAATAAATCGCTATTGTTACTTTTACCCTCGTCTTTCCGATCGCCTTTCATATGGTCTATATATTCTCCAAGAACACTGTTTATAAAGACATGATCGTAATCCTTTCCCCATGGCGACAAGTTTGTGTTAGATATTACGTGGTTGTTCTCGTAATGTATTCTTAAAAAATCAAACACATAGCTATCGTGCCACTGAGCCAACTTAAACAAATTATCACTTGTGTATAGCAGTTTCCAACTCTCCATAAACATTCTATTGGCTGGATGCTTCACATTGTATATAACAAAACCACACTCAGAATAATTATTTTCTCTGCCCAGATAAGTAAGATACTTTTCA